GTAAATTGCGTTACGACATCAGGATGTATTTGCAAAAAATCTGAGGAAAATGTTGGTTTATGGCACAGCGAGTACGTTGTCCTTGAAAACTACAAACCGGAGAAAGAACCGGAGAAGAAAGACGAAATCTGCGTGGGAGATACCGTAAAAGTCAAGGATACCGGTAAGCAGTACAATTTATACGGTACATGGAGTGGTCTTTTAGGATACGAACAGAATTTTGTAATAGATTCAGATGTAAGCAAAGATGATGAATACAAAGTTTTAAGAATTAAAAAACATGATAGGTTTGCAAGTACTATTGCACTGATTCAGAATCCCAAGACAACCCAGGTATTCATCATAGGAATTGACGGCATCAAAAAGGTAGAAAGGTAGGTAGAAACATGGCAGACGAAAAGAAGCAGGAAGTAATGACACAGGAAAAGGCAGAGGTAAAGGAAAGCAAGAATAAGGTTACAGATTACAGTCTTGGGATTTTTGGAACATCCGACAATTTTATTATGGCAATGCAGATGGCAAAGGCACTGGCTGATTCAACGATTGTTCCGCAGACATATCAGAAAAATCCGTCTAACTGTTTGATTGCCATTGAACAGGCACAAAGAATGCACATTAGCCCTCTGATGGTTATGCAGAACCTTTATCCGATACAGGGAAGACCTAGTTGGAGCAGTAAGTTTTTGATTGCCTCTATTAACGCAAGCAGAATGTTTGACATGGAGTTGCAGTATGACGAGGTAAAGGATAAAGATGGAAAGCCTTATTCATGCGTAGCGTGGACTATGAAAAACGGTCGCAGAGTTGAGGGTATGGAAGTCAATATGCAGATGGCAAAGGACGAGGGATGGCTTGGGAAAAATGGAAGTAAGTGGAAAACCATGCCACAGTTAATGCTCAGATACAGAGCGGCATCGTTCTTCTCTAGTCTGAATTGCCCGGAACTGACAATGGGTATTTACACAAAAGAAGAAATCGAAGATGGAGACTTCAAGGAATATCCGATGGAACCCATTCAGGAACAGGTTCACAGGGAGATTCAGAATAATGCAAACACTGTTGAGTTTGAGGAAGTACCGCAGACACCGCAGACCGCAGAGACGGACATTGCCAGCGCAGAGACGCCGGATTGCTTTAAGTAGGGAGGACACCATGAGAATTATTTCACAGGACGGTAGAACTGATATTCCATATGAAAATTTTTGCTTTGGAATTACAAAAGATAATTCCATTGTTGCGATAAGAGATACCATTGCCAGACCCTCAGAAATTGCGCATGGCGTTGTAGCTACATATTCCAAAGAAGAAAAATCGAAGAAAGCTATGGAAATGCTTAGAAAAGCATACGTTGGTATGCCGATTCTTTTTCAAAATGTTGAAATTACAGAAGATGTGGTAAAACAGTTTGAAAAATTGAAAAATAGTGGAATTATAGTTCAAACCATGAACAATGAGCCATCAAAAGTTGAATATGTAAATAACTGCATATTTCAGTTTCCAAAAGATGACGAAATTGAGGTAGAAACATGAAGCTAAAATGTTTAGGATCCGGTTCTTCCGGTAACTGCTATCTTCTAACGGCAGATAACGGTGAAACGCTTTTACTGGATGCAGGACTTCCCATCATGGACATAAAACGTGGTCTTAACTGGAATATTAAGTGTGTTGTGGGTGCGATATGCACCCATACGCACAAAGACCACTCATTATCCACATCAGACCTTGAACACATGGGAATACCAGTATTTAAGCCATATGAGAGTTTAGAACCTATGGAAATAGGGTTTACTGGTGGAAAAATAATGGCATTTGATCTTACGACACTGGATGGTAAGTGGACACATACAAACGCTGATGGTTCAGAATGCCCTTGCTATGGATTCCTGATTACTCACCCGGAAATGGGAAAATTGCTTTATGTAACTGACACGGAATTTGTTAAGTGGCGGTTTCATGAAGTAAACCACATCATTATTTCATGTAACTATCAGAAGAAGTACATTACAGAGGATTCCAACGATGCTAAGAAATCCCATGTGTACCGTGGTCATATGGAACTGGAAACGGTAAAAGAATTTGTTCTTGCGAACAAATCAGATGCCTTGCAGAACGTCATATTGTGCCATTTAAGCCGTGATAATTCTGATGCCAAAGAATGTGTCACAGAGGTAAAAAAGATTGATCCATTGGCGAATGTGGACTATGCGGCAGCAGGCAAGGAATGGATTTTACAGAATGGAAAGGAGTGTCCGTTTTGAGTGGTGGAAGTTTTGGTTATTTGTGCTACAAGGATGTCAATGAGCTAATGGAGCCGTCAAGTATCTCCAACCTTGAAATTATGGTGCAACACTTACAGTTGTACGGTTACGAGGACATAGCACGAGATACACAGCGGTTGATTGAGTATATCAGGTCGGCAAGTATTAGAATCGAAGTTTTGAGCGAGAACCTTAGCGGAGTTTTTCATGCGGTAGAGTGGCGTGCGAGTGGAGATATTGGCAGAGAAACCATGATTGCAGAACTTGAAAAGTACAGAAATGGTGGTGCGAATGGCTGATTGGAAGAAAATCTATGCTATGAAAGCAGAACGTGAGAAAAAAATAAAACAGATATGCCCCGAAATATCGAATGTTAGCGGAATCTATTTGTTTTACAGAGTGGACGAAGCAGGAATCAGAAGAGGGTATTGTGGGCAAGCTGTCAGACTTTTAGAGCGCACATCTTCTCACCTTGCGGAATACGACCATATAGCATTGAGCCTTAAAAAACATGGCTTCAAGAGCAAAGATAATCCGCATGGGTGGTCATTGCATTTTTTAACCTGTGGGATATCAGAACTTGATGAAAAAGAAGTCGAGTATATTAAAAAATGTTCTGATAGTGGTATTCAGATGTACAACGTCACGGCAGGAAGTCAAGGTAAAGGGAAACAAGTAACAGGGCAATATAAACAGCCTAAAACTTATTCGCAGGGCATACAACAAGGCAAAATCAACCTTGCAAGGGAACTGGCGAACATTGCCGACAAGCATCTAGTCATCAGTTTGAAGCCTGAGAAGCAGAACAATTCCGTGTCAAAAAGACAATTTGTTCGGTTTATGGAACTTTTGCATGGAGAAAAGGACGGTGAATAATATGAAAGTATATATTACAAAATATGCACTTAGTACTGGAATCATAGAAACTGACGATGCAGAGATTTGTTCAAATATTTCCGGAGATATGATAAGTTCTAAAAAATATGGATATTATCGCGGAAATGATTGGCACAAAAAGAAGGAAGACGCAGTTTTAAGGGCAGAAGTAATGAGAATAAAGAAAATTGAATCATTGGATAAAATGAAATTTTCTTTGTAGAGTTCAAGCATCACAGAACTTGGAGGTGATACATAAAATGCCAAAACGATATGACAATCCGCAGGAAATTTTGAAAATTATGCGGAAGACAGAACTTTTGAAGCAGTCTGCGGAGAGAAGTCCATTCACCGGAATACTGACACTGTTCTGCTATACCTTGTGGAAAGACTACAAGTACTCACAGACGAGACTTTCTGATTTCTGCGGTAAATTCACCGAGTACAACGAAAAGTACGAGAATGAGCCTTATACGGAGTTACAGAGCAGGCTTAACGATTTTGCAGACTGGACGATTGAGTACAAGGAATTTACCGAAGCTGATTATCCACATTACAAGTCGGTTGTAGCGCAGAAATGCATCCTGGAACAGGTCAGATGCAACAACCTTATCAATGAGTTGTCTACAAGGTACATCCTATATGGAATGGTAATTCTTATGGAAGATGGATTTAGTAAGAAGAAGCTGACGAATTTCAAGGATAAGTTTTCTGACCACATGGACAAAGCCGGAGACAAGTGTAACGGAAAGAATTTCATGGACTTGTGGAGAGAACTGGTGGAAAACACCGGTATCTATATTGAGAAGCCTATTTTTGAGTAAGGAGTTCTAAATGGCAGAAAAAAGAATGTTCAGCGCAAAAATAATTGAGAGTGATGCTTTTTTGGATATTCCTGCTACGGCTCAAATGCTTTATTTTCACATCTGCATGAACACGGATGATGACGGATTTGTGAACAATCCACGTAAAATCATAAGGATGTGCGGTGCATCTGATGATGATTTGAAGATACTGATAGACAGCAGATTCCTTTTATCTTTCGACAGTGGTGTTGTACTAGTAAAGCACTGGCGAATTCACAACTACATTCCACCGGATCGTTACAAACCGTCATGCTATGTGGATGAAAAAAGCAAAATAGGTGTGAAACTAAACGGAGCATACACTACAGATCCTAAAAAGATGGTTTCTCCGGTAGAGGGGAATCCGAAGAAGAGTTGCTACGATAAAGAAATCAAACTTGATAAGAGGTGATATAAATGCAGATGACAGGTTATGAATTGTTGGCGAATTATGAAAAAGCAGAGGACAAGGATAAACAGATTCAGATTCTTTCGGATTTGAACCACATTCCGGTTGATATGGTGTGCTTTGTGATTGAAAACAGAGAAAAATTTGAAAATTTGGAAACACCATTGTCTGCAGAAGAATTTGCAAAGTGGTGTGAGACGGAACTTGACCGTGTGGATGCTCATATCCATGCACAGGAAAAATATTACAGAGAAATTTGCAATGTATACGGAATCGCAAGTACATACGGAAAAAGGAGTGTAGTTTCATGAGAGAGGGAACAGGAAACTTTCAGAACGGTGACTTACTCTACATGGCTACACATCCGGTTGCTGATGCTATTAGAATCGGACGCACGAAGCCGTATGAGTGCAGCTATCCAGTGATGGTGGAGAGACCGAGGATCAAGGAAAGGAGCAAGGATGGAGAGACTGACAACCAATAAGAATGTATCAGAAATGGGAATGTTTAAACTGGCACTTAATTGTTGTTACATAACACAGGACGGAAATACCAGATATAGAGATTATGCAAAAGATATTGATGCGAGAGATTTCGCAAGAGTTATTACGGAAAATTTTGCAAAAGATGTTTTACCGTTAAATGACGAATCATTTGATGAAGAAATGATGGAAAACCTCATGTATGATCCATTAACAGACATAAATGCTCTGATCGCAGTATTTTATCGAAATATGTGGGCAATGGCAGAGTTGAGGGAAAAGTTGAAACGCTACGAGGATGCCGAGGAGCAAGGATTGCTACTGCGATTTCCTTGTAAAGTGGGAGATAAAATTTTCCTTGATTTTGCAGGATTTGGAAAAGATATAGACGAGTTTACAGTTAAAGACTTCCATTTGGATTGTTTTGAAGATGGAGAAATTATACTGTTTTGCGATTATGAATCAAATGATAGAACTTTTTCAGGTCAAATTGATGTAATGGAATTTGGTAAATCAGTATTCCTCACAAAAGAGGAAGCTAAAGCCAAACTGGCAGAAATGGAAGGTGCGGAATGAAGAGAGAAGAAGCTATCAAGGATTTGGACATTATCAGGTTTAATCCTCATTGGGATGAACTTGTAAATGAAGAATATTGGAAAGAACTTATGGAAATGGCAATCACTGCCTTACAGAATCAGCCGTTTTGGATTCCGGTAAGCGAGAGACTGCCGGAAGAGCCGGAAGAAAATGAAATATTTGATAACAAGCCATTGGAGTTATATCTTGTATCAATTAAAGGCGATCCC